ATGATGCGACCGTCGCCTTTTCTGGACTTGATCACAGCGTCCTGCACCTCGAAGTAGGCACCGGCGTTCATGGACTCGATCTTGAGTTCGAGCAGGCGCTTGACCGATTGGTTCAGGGACTTCTGGATTTCCCGCACGCACACGCTGCTGCGCTTTTGGTCGAGGATGTGGGCCTCGACCATCATCTCGGCAAAGGTGTGCGACTTGCCCGAGCCTCGGCCCCCCCAAGCCCCCTTGTAGCGGCTTGGGTCGAGCATGGGCACAGCCCAGGCGGGGGTTTCAATCTTCAGCGTCTTTGCCACGGATAACGACTCGCTCGATCTTTGTGAACTCCAACGGCGCACCGTCTGCGCCGGTCAACTCGTGCTGCTGCACCTCTTTCCAGCGCATCTGGGTCTTTGACCACCAGATCATGGCAGAGGTGTCGCCTCCCATGGCCTTTTGAAAAAGGGTGCGGCCAACACCGGAGTTGGCCTTGGCCTTGCCCGAGATCAGTTCGGTTGCAAAGTGCTTGCGCAGGGTGTCGGTGTCGATTCCGTTGCGCACCAGCACAGCAATCTGCTCGATGGGCAGACCGTAGCCGGACATGGCCTCGACCTGTTTGCGCTCTGCGTCGGTGGGTTCAAATGCCATCCGGCCAGCGCCTTCCCGAGCGCCTCCGTGTCCGTTTTCCTTTTTTACTGTCGATTTTTCAAGTTTGGGCTTCTTCGTTGCCATCTTTAACCTCCGCGAAAGGTTCGCCTGTTTCTGCGTGAATTGCTATTTTGCCAGTGAATTGCTGCCACCGTTTGACGATCACGTCGCAGTACTTGGGGTCGAATTCCATGATTCTGGCCACCCGTCCGTTTTTCTCGGCAGCGATCTGGGCGACTTGTTCTTCAGAATGGGTGCGCGAGTTCTTGGCGTAGGGGATGAGCTTTTCGATGGGCCACTGCTCGACCTTGTCGGCGGGGTTGTGGGTTTTGGTGGTCATGATGCATTTTCCTTCATGTTGAGGATTCGTACCAGTTGCATTGCCTCTTTGAAGTCGAGACGAATTTGTTTGTTTGCTTCTTGCTCTGCCAAAAGTTGGGTGTAGCAGTCAGATGCAAATTTGACAAGCGTTTCATACTGCCATGTTGAAAAATCCGGATGGCCGTTCATTTCGATTTTCCCATGTTCGGGGTTACAAGATCATGCCAATGTTTGTGGCATGCGCGGCAAAGATAACTTGTGGGCCACAGATCGGCATCCGAGCCAAACAAATATTGCGGTGCCCAGTGATGCAGCTCACCCTCATTTAATCCACACACTTCGCAATTAATTTTTTTCCCAGTTCGCTCAATATATTTTTGCGTTCTGGTTTTAACCAGCTTCAGTTCACCATATTCCGGGTCTGCATTTAATTTCTCTGCGATTTCCTTTTTTACGTATTTTGCAAATACAAAATCGCAGTCCTCACAATACCAAGGAAATACCGTTGAACCTGACGCTGTGCACGTCCAACCCACCTTCATGTTGCCTGAACCGCACTTTTCACACTTATCCACAGATCGCCCCTTTCTGGGTCAAAGTTATCCACATCGTTGCTGGGACAATGGGACACACCCTATAGGTGTGTGTCCTGTCCTGTCCCAGGCTACCGACGTCTTGTCCCAAGGACAAATGTCCCAGTTTGTCCCATCCTGTCCCAATTGTCCCAGTCATTTTCCAGCCTTTCTGACCATCAGCATGCTTGCCGTTGTGTCGTCGATCACCATCCATCCGTGCTCTGTTGGGGAGATTATTTGAGAGTTCAGCAGGTTATAAATCAATCGCCCCTTTTTACTTTCTTGAGAATATGTTTTTGCGGTCGATTCAGATAATCCCTCGTTGGACATTAAATAATCAATCAATGCGCTTCTTGAAATATATGGACTGTTATTTCTTTCCTCAGCGCCTGAATGCCACCAAGCATTTGTGAATTTCCGAATATCTTTTTGAATTTCAGATTCTTTTTTCTCTTTTTTCTCGGGCGGGTTTTCCTCAATTTTGAAAACAGCGCCTTTGATTTCCTCGCCATCTTCATCAATCCAGCCAAGCGGGACGACTTCGAGCTTGCCAAAAAATGCCTTCGGGGGTTCGGCATCCTTCATCTTTGTGCAGGCGATTTCAATGCTGCCCTCGGTCTTGGCCACCAAAATTGAAGCGTCCAGCGAGGCTTTCCAAGCTGAAGAGCCTCGTGCCCGTTGCTTGGAGTCTGCGGCGTGTCCTGTGTGGTGGTTGAGGCAGATGCTGGCGTTGAGTGCGCGGGAAACGATGTTGCAGGCGTTGAGCATGTTGCGGGTGTCTTTGGCGCTGTTTTCGTCGCCAGACATGTGGTTGTTCACCGTATCAATGAACAAGGCCACAGCGTCCTCTTGCGTGACTTCTCGCACAGCATTGATGATCTGGGCTGCTGCGGCTGGGCTGTCCACGTCGATCGCTTTGTTGGAGATCAGAAGGTTGTCCAAAGTCTGGACACCGTGCGATTTGCACCAGGCTGTCACGCGCTGCCGGATGCCGTAGTTGCCTTCACCGGCCATGTAGACCACCAGACCGGCCTTGGTTTTGTGTCCGTGCCATTGCATGCCAGCGGCGATGTGGCATGCCATGTCCAAGGTGATAAAGGTCTTTCCAACCCCGGACTCACCGTAGACCATGCTGACAGCGCTGTCGGGCATCCAGCCTTTGATGATCCATTTCAAAGGCGCAGGCTGGCCAAGATAGGACGTTGCGCGGGTGAAATAGTATTCTTGGGTTTCGGCCTTGGTTGCGGCAAGAATAGCCTCGGCAGCTTCGTAGCCCAATCCTGTGTCGGCAGCCACATCCCCCTCGGGTTCGTATCGAGAAACCGACCGAACGATCTGGGACAACTCAGAGGAAGGCAGGGGAATCTCGCAGCGGGTTTCGTTGGCAATCGACAGCGAGGCCATGATCTCGGCTTCTGAGAACCCGTAGCGGCGCATGACACCCCCCATGGCTGTCAGACCGTTGTTGCGGCTGCCTTGAATCAACCCACCGCCTGTCAAAACCTGCTGGCGCTCGGCAGGCTTTCGCAGGGCGCGGTAGGCTGTCATCCATTGGTCTGGTACCGTAAAAGGTGCCACCCCGTCGAACGGATCGGATGAGGCTTCCCATTCGTACCGTCTGCCTTCAATGGTTGATGGGAAGGCCACAAAGTAGCGTCCATCGGCTAGCAGGTCGACCCCTTCGGTCAGTTTGCAAGACCTGATTTCAGGGTCGTACATGGCAATGTGATGCTCACCCCCACCAGCTGTCATTTGCATGGCAGCACCGTCCGGAACCTGCCCGTTATCGTCCAGCCACTTTGACCAAGATTCGTCGCCACCGTTGCGCGGGTCTACGTCAAAGACCACGATGCCGGAGCGCTCTCCTGCTGCGATGCCGATGTTGAAGTCTGGGTTTTGCGCCCACCATCTGGCAATTTGCACCGGGTCGGTCGTTGCGTCTTTCACGCCATGTTGCGTTGCGGGAACTTTCCCATTTGGCACCACAGGTATGACATGCCAGCCCCAAGAGGCATAAGTGAGGGCGGCTTCAGCTTTGGTCATCATTGCGGTCTGCTTTCAGCGTTCCCTCGGTCTTGACCTCCAGTTCATACTGCCTGGCCATGGGGGGGGTCTCGCCCCACGTATAGATCACCTGCGGCCAAATGCCCAAGGCATCGGCCAGCTTCTTGGTGCTGCCGTAATAGTCGATGGCTTCCTGCGTTTTCATTTCCGTCCTTCCAAATAAATTTTCATGGGGTGTTGACATCTTAACCGGAAATCCGGTAAAGTTGCAACCACTGCGCGAACGGAATTGGCCGAAGGCGCAGCAACCAAAGAAGGAGTGCCAAACATGGCAATCAACTTAAAGAAGACTGGCGGCCTGACCGCCAACGGTGTGAAGCTGCTCGTCTACGGGCAGGCAGGCGCGGGTAAAACCAGCCTGATCAAAACCCTGCCAAACCCGATTGTGCTCTCGGCTGAGGGTGGCCTGCTGTCCATTCAGGACGCAGACCTGCCTTACATCGAGGTCGCATCGATGGACGACCTGCGCGAGGCTTATGCCTGGTGCAAGGACAGCGCGGAGGCGGCAGGCTTTCAGTCGGTGGCGCTGGACTCGATCAGCGAGGTGGCCGAGGTGGTGCTGAACCACGAGATGAAGAAGAACAAGGACGGTCGCGCAGCCTACGGCGAGATGAACACCACCATGCAAGAGCTGATCCGGTCTTTCCGCGATCTGCCCGGCAAGCACGTGTACATGTCGGCCAAGCTGGAAAAGAGCCAGGACGAGATGGGCAAGATGCTCTACAACCCCGGCATGCCCGGCAAGAGCCTGACCCAAGGCCTGCCCTACTTCTTCGACGAGGTGCTGGCCCTGCGGGTCGAGCGCGACGCAGAAGGGGTCACGCAGCGAGCCTTGATGTGCGACAGCGACGGGCTTTGGCTGGCCAAGGATCGCTCGGGCAAGCTGGAGGTTTGGGAAGCGCCTGACTTGGGCGAGATCATTGCCA